TATTGCTTCTAACATTGCAACCCGATAACAAAGATTGTTAATAGGTCTATCTGCACCTTTATCAAGTGCTACCTTTTCATCAGTATCAACACCAACAATCAATTGATCACCAAGAGCCTTTGCTGCCTTGAACATTTCAATATGACCTGGATGCATTATATCAAAGCATCCATTAGTCCAAATAATTTTCATTTCAAATAATCCTCAACAGTAATAAACTCATAATTATCCCATTCTTTTTTAGCACAAGTATAATCTTGATATTTATTTTTTAAATGATCAGGGAATGGTATATATTCTATCTCACCTCCACACTTTTTGACAACACATTCTGCAACGTGTTGAAAACTTACAGGATTACTTGTACCTAAATCATAAATTCCAGATGGTTTATCATTATTGAGAACAATATCTACTAAATCATCCACGCATACAAAATCTCTTAAGAACTTATCAGATCCTTCAAATAATTTAAGTTTACCTGTCTCTTCTATTTGTTTTGAAAACTTATGTACTGGACTTGCTTGATCATTCTTATGATCTTCACCCTCACCATAGACATTAAAGTATCTAAATCCTTGCACTAACCCAAAGTCATCTATATGATCTTGAACCCAGTAGTCCATGATGACTTTAGATATTGAATAGTAATTAAGAGGGTTTATTGTATCAGAAGTATTACCATAAACAGATGCAGAGGATGCATACTTAATTGGAATCTTATGTTTGATTGCTTGTTGACATATCCATTGTGTAAATTCAACATTGAAATGATGAAGTGCTTGCAAATTAGTACAAGTGGTATCTGAGATTGCACCTTGATGAAGTATTAACTTTACTTTATCCCAACGATAGAAAGTTTGTCTAAAATGCCAACTATCATTCTTCTCTACTGTGACAACATCTTCTCCAAGTTTTTCTAAAAACTTCTTTCCAATAAAGCCTTTAGATCCAGTAACAATAATCATACTTCCTCCCATTCATCAAGGTTTAATTCAGTAACTAATGGTTGTGTTCCACCCATAGTATGAGTATGGTACAATCCAACGTTTTCATGAGGATAGATTCGTTCCCATTCAGGTTCACTAAATCCATTCTCCTCTAATACATCATTACGAATAGCAATCATATCATCCACATGTATATAAACAGGAGTATAACCTGCTTCATTAAACATCTTTTTGTATGCCATAGGAGATGCACCATACCATTTTAGACCATCCCAATCCCAATCAGGATTGTCCTTCAATGCCCAGCTCTCATCAGGTTTAAATCTTACATTCACTTCAACCATTACACAACGTGGTCTATACTCTGTAAGGATTTGTTTTGTAACCCAATAATCTAAAGAATCAATATCAACAGATAGTAAATCAAATTCTTTAGGTACATTATACTTCTCAAATATACCACATATATTCTTTTTCGTCACTGTTTCAATCTGAAGATTGATTTCATCATTCTGTGCAACAGGAAACCACTTACCAGATTCTAAAAGAAGACCATTCCATTCCTCCTTCTCTCTGAAATATAAAGTATTACAATCCTCAAACCCATCAATAGCACCAAACTCAACATAGTATTTGTTAGTAGTACCAATATTACACATAGTCCATTTCAAACTTACATCCTCACCCTTCTGTGACCCAGATAAAGATCTAATATTCTCATCCCAATTAGGATGAACCATTGAGTAATCTAATCTCATTTTGTTTGCTCCGAGATTATAGTTTTTAACTTACCATCATCAACAGTAATGTTTATTTGATGCTGAAAATCATTACCATTCTCCATTATTCTAATGTCTATTGCACCACCTTTACCATAGCGAAACATAATGAATCTACTATCTTTTACTTCCCACTTGTCAGGATTAGTTGCCCATTTATACACAGGATTTGTATGTTTATCCTGATGTCCTCTTATCCATTTCATAATAAAGTTACACCTCTCTGTTTCACTACTGAAGAAGCACACTTATTCGCAAACCCAATACTCTTAACTATATCATCTGTTCTACAATACTCAACTACAAGTCCTGCCATAAAGGAATCACCTGCACCAGATACATCTTTTACATCAACCTTATTAACAGAATACTTCTTACCTTTATATTCACATCCATCAGCTCCCATAGTATGAATAATTTTATTAGTTATTTCAGGTACAAGAAATGGTTTTGAATTTTGATATTCATAATCATTAATCTTAATATACTTTGCATATTGTATCCATATTCCAAGAATCTTTTTAGTGTCAACAAAAGTATTAGGATGCTTAAAACATATCTCATTAATATCATCTTCAGTTAAAAATCCTTTATCATAATCAGACACCACAATAAGATCATACTCATCATAATCAATATGATTTAAATTAATTCTTGGAATAGTTTGTGTTGTATCTACTCTAAAGAATGTATGGTTACTATTATGATGAACATATCTTGTCTTAGTAATATCATACCAATTAGTATTTGTTAAAATGCTACAATCATCATGCAAACTTTTAATGTTCCTATGAACATTCTTTGCCATACCAGGATTTTCAGTTTGATCCTTTATGTTTAGTACTGGTACAGGTACGTCAGGACATAATCTTAATGCATCACAATACACAAAGACATCTCTGGAACTATCACCAATAACTAATATCTTTTTCATCTTCCTATATGCTGTTTATAAATTTGACGAACCTCTTCAGGAGAATGAGGTAGGAATGCACGGTATAACCAATTGTTCCATCCAGTAAAGTTAGGAGATTGTTTAATGAACATCTTTTCTTTTGGCAATACCTTAGCTGCAAGAATACTACAGAATGAATCACACCCTGCATAATAATCGCAATTGGCAACTAAATCAACCACATGCTTAATATCTGGTTTAATTAATAACTCATAAGATGAAAGAGGAATATCAATAGTACTATCTGCAATCACAAGGACTCTCATCCTATGATACTTTGACAATTCATCAACAAAGTCCCAGTCATCCATTGTGATAGAAGCAATATCATTCCTTGGTCTGGTAGAAGTAGGGTAATGAAATAAGATATACTCATCATTAAGTACCTTACTATGCTTAATGAAAGAAGAACTTTGAAAAGGTCTTGTATCATCAAGAAACATACTTGGAGCATCTATTGTCTGAAGGTTCTGGTTATTCCATTCATCCTCAATATCAAATAACTTTAGACCTGTCTCAAAGTTAGGATGGAAGTCAGGTCTAAAATGCCAAAAGTCAACAGCAACTGGATCAAGAGTTGCCATTGCTTTCTTTCCTACTTCATCATCAATAGTATATTGTGCTTTTAGATTAGGATACGATTTATTACCTTCCATCAACTTCTCCATCACATATCCAAAACGACATGCCCAATAGATTTCACTAATACTTTCTTTCTCTTCTTTTGTCAGGATAGAATCGAGGAAAAATAAATCCCCAATTCCAAGTGATACATATGTTTTCATTAGTGGAACTTCTTACTCTCAACAATCATAACAGGACCATCACTATCCTTAGCATATCTATACATGTCTAATGCTGATTCAGGACTTTCTGGATGGAGAACAGGGAAATCTACCAACTCCCTAAAGACATTAGTAAAGTTCTGAGAATGAGTAGGACCAGAATAGAATAATCCACCATCATCAACAACTGTCTTGAATACTACAGGACACTTAAACTCACCATGAGATATTCTCTCAATCTTATCAACATGATTACCAATAGCATCTGCTGCTACTAACATAAAGTCATGCCTTTCAAAATATACTACAGGTTTGAATCCCTCAAAGGACATACCAATAGCAAGACCAACCATTAAGTTCTCTGCAACAGGTGTTTCAATCTTCTGATCTTGTGGGACATCCTTAAGAGTTCCCATTGCATCACCAGGAATAATACTATATCCAATAAAAATAGCACCTTCATCTCCAAGTTCAGTCATACCTTGAGTGACTGCATCCTTGAATTTAATATCTAAAGGTTTTAATTTTTTATATGCAGGATACTCTCTCTTTGGAAGACGTGGGAAATATTCCTCATCCGTCTTCATCGTTGCTTTCATTACTTTCAGGTCTGCAAAATTACCTGTACGGATATGAGGACGTGTCTTTGTATAATGATAACGTACAACGCAGTCAGGCCATTCTAAATCTTTATCTGTACCCCAACGACGTTCCTTTGGAGCATCAACTGCCATACTATCATCTTCTATAACAAAGGTACATGGAAGATCAAACCCATCTACATAACGAACTGCTTCTGCAAAGTGACCAGTATCTTCTGTACCATCACCCAAGAAACACCATACCTTCTGATCAGATCCTTTACGTTTTAATGCCCATGCTATACCTACAGCAATGGCAACAGGACCACCTATAATTGCTGACACATAAAAGTTACGTTCACGATCAAACATGAACATACTTCTTGCATCTAAAATCTTTTCTTCTACTTCTTCAGGAGGAAGACCATGAAGCAATGCATGATACCAATTCCTATGTGTAGAGAGAACATAATCCCCTTCATTTATATTAGAGAATATATCAATCAACTGTTCTTCATTACCACCAGGTAAATGAAGGGCAAATGGTAAACGACCAGCATCATGGTGCTCTGCCATCTTCTCAACAAATGCACGAAGACCTTCAGGTGTCCAATCGGTGCCTCTCATTTTACACTCCTATCTCGATAATAATTCTACCAGCATTTCCACTCCTGAGCAAGTCAAATGCTTCATTTACTTGATCCAACTTAAATCTATGAGTCACAAATTGTTTGATGTCAAGTATACCTTCCTGATGCATTTTGACATAACGAGGAATGTCCTCTGCAGGGTTTGTCTTGCCTCCCTGAGTTGCCTTAATAGTTTGTCCCATACCACTGAATAGATTGACAGCATTCATAACCTCTAATCCCCTTCCAGGTGCAGGTTGTCCAACCAGGATCATACGACCCTTTCCAGACAGTTTAGAAATACATGCACTGATGACTTCTGGAATACCGGTAGTATCAATAATCACATCAAGTTTTTCGCTAATACTTTCAATACTTTCTGCAAAAATAGATGCTCCTGCAGCAAAGCACAGTTCTCTTTTACTAGCATTATTATCAACTGCATAGATTGGACATGCACTCTTTAATGCTGCACCTTGAAGAATATTCAATCCAACACCACCACATCCAACGACAGCAACACTTTCACCAAACTTCAGATCTACTTCATTATCAATGATACCCATAGCAGTTGTAAGAGCACAACCAAGGATGGCACAGAGATCTGGAGGAGTATCTTGAGGAACAGTAGTAAGTCTATTTTCAGAAACGATTGAATACTCACTGAGAGTAGTACACTTACCACTCGTCATCCATTTATCATCCATCAGGTATTTGGGAAATGGAGATTCAATACCACTTCCAGGTCGCCAATGCATAACAACTTTATCACCAACCTTTACAGTGGTGACACCTGGGCCTACTTCTTCTACGATTCCACACCCTTCATGACCCATCATGTGGGGGAGAAACTTCTCATTACCTTTATGACCACGAATCTCATGAAGTTGTGCTCCACAAAGACCACTGACAAGAACCTTGACTAGGACTTGTCCAACTTCAAGTTCACTCAACTCTACATCGTCTCTTACTGATAGAGGTGAATTAATCTTTTCTAATACTGCTGCTTTCATAAATCAAAACTCTAGTTTCCATTCATATACGTTATTCAAAGAATCAATTAAATCCTTATACTGACGTTCATCATGAGGATAGTAAAATACTTTTCCTTTGGTATCTATAACATCAATAATGAAACAAAGTCCTGAGCATTGTGTATGGATTTCTTTTGCATTTTCCCATACCTTTACCCAATCAAATAAACTATATCCATCAATGATTTGATTGTTAACTACTGGATAATCAAACTCTTTACCACTAAACTTTCCAGTCTTAACGATATCAGTAGTTACAATATCATTAACATAAACATATTCACTATCATCATTTAGTCCAAGAACATCATAGTAAAGTTCATTTTCTTTTTCAATATTTCTATTGAACTTAAAGTATTTAAACCAATCAGTATGATCCAATCCAACCATACGATACTTACCCGACATCATTCTAGAACCAGACATCATTGGGTCTGATCTATTCACAACGTCTGCAGTGAATATATCAATATAAACAAAGTTTTCAGATGAACCAAAACCTGAATATTGAAACCATTCCTTTCCAGGAAAGTCATCACTCATCTTATACCATTCAACATCAGGGATATATTCTGAAACCCAAAAGATATCATCTCTCACAGGCCAGATAATTTTATATCCCTTCTCACGATAGACATGTGCAATTTTTTGCAAAAAGAAAACATCACCAAGTCCTGCAGGTTGTTTAATTAAACAAGATTTCATTACTTAACCACCCAGAGAGAATCCCACTCTAATTCAGTATCAGGAATTTGACTTTCCAACCTGTGTTCGCCGTTAAGTCTACCAAGACTTGCATATTCAAATTTATAGTTCTCTGATAGAATTTTTTTAAATCCAGAGAACTGATTATCTAAACCTTTATATAACTCCACGCCATCTCCGTGAGTTTCAATATACAATTGTCCAATTTTCTTATTATCAACATACTCTTGAATTGTTTTTAGAATTAATAAATCACTACCTTGACAATCAGAATAGTACAAATCGATAACCTCAACACCCTCTTCTTTGAGATAATTATTGAGATTTAAAGTCTTGACAGTAACTTTTCTAACGGCTGGATCTCCACCATATTTCTCTGTGTTGACATCAGAGAGACTACTGGATACAAGATTAGGTGTTACATAGAGATCTGTTTCACCATCTTCAGTAGAACAAGCAGCGTTTATCAGAGTAACCCACTCAAATTGCATAAACCTTCTGCGGAGAATATCATAAACCTCTGGATTTGGTTCAAATGCATAAACTTTATCAAACTTATCGAAGATTCCCCACAAGGAATTACCTTCATTTGCACCAACGTAAACTAATACACTTTCTTCATTATCAATTGCCATTAAAATAATTCTCCCAAATAAAATCTTCCAATACTTCCATCGATTTAGTGATTTCTAAGTTCTCTTTAATAGCATCAATCTTACTATAGTATATTTCATCAGAAACATCAAACTCTTCACTCAAATCAATAATACCATCCTTATTAAATACACTTCCAATATTTGGAGCACCATAGTAAACAGGAATAGTTCCTGTTGCAAAACAGTCTAGAAGTTTCTCGGTGAAGTAAGTTTCATAAGATGCATTTTCAATTGCAATAGAGAACATATAATCACAAAGACCTTCTTCTTTTAAAGTAATCTCCGTATCAAATCCCCTACCATAGAAATCTACACTATCTCTAAACCTTTCAATCCATTCAAGTCTAGATCTATGTCCTGCACACATATTCTTATTAGATGCAATCATAGAAATCATTTTTGATTTCTCATAGATCTTAGGTTCTTTAATCCAAGTACCTTGAGCAGGAACCCACTTAAATTTTTCTGGGTTAATATCAATAAGTTCTTTATTGTGAGTAAAAATGAGATCAAAGGCATCTAACATCCTTTGTGTGCCACCCGCCTTTACAAAATCTGTAACTTGGGGAAGAATAGCAGCAGACTCAAGAATCCAAGCATACTTAGGACCTGGCATATCATCTTCAAGTCCAAGACCAATAGCAGCATCCACATAGAATGTACCATCTCCGCCTTGATCAACCCATTCAGTGAGTTTAGATTCTTTCCCTGCTACTGAACATCTAGGAGCATCGATGTAATTAAAAGTATCTCCAACAAGATTAAACTTATGTTTGCTCATCAATTTGCTCCTGAATCCAATAATATGTGTGACAAATTCCCTCTTTAAGTGTCATTTGATAATCCCAATCTAACTTTTCACGAATCAGATCATTATTAGAATTGCGGCCGCGAACTCCAAGGGGTCCATCAATATGAATCTTGGATACTTCTTTTTCTGCAACTTCAGAAGCAATATCTACCAACTGATTGATAGTAACCATCTCTTCAGAACCGATATTCACAGGACCCATAAAGTCATTGTCCATCAATCTTCTTGTTGCTTCAATGCATTCATCAACATACAAGAAGGAACGAGTTTGCAAACCATCGCCCCATACTTCAATTGCTCCTCCTTCATCGGGAAGGTTGGCAACCTTTCTACAGATTGCTGCTGGTGCTTTCTCTCTTCCTCCGTCCCAAGTTCCTTCAGGTCCAAAGATATTATGATACCTAGCAATGCGAACAGGGATGCCATAGTTACGATTGTAAGCCAGGTACAGTCTCTCTGAAAAAAGTTTCTCCCATCCATATTCAGAATCTGGTGCTGCTGGGTATGCTGAGTCTTCACGACAATTAGGATCTTCAGGATCAAGTTGATTGTGCTCTGGATACATGCAAGCAGAACCAGAATAGAAAATCTTAGTATTATTTCCTACAGACTCATTAAACTTACGTTGTTCATCAAGAACATTTAAATTAATAGTCACGGAGTTATGCATGATATCCGCATCGTTCTCACCGGTGAAAACAAATCCTGCTCCACCCATATCAGCAGCAAACTGATAGATCTCATCAAAGGGAAGAATGTATTTTTCAGGAACACTTGCATAGTAGTTCCCCGCATATCCTTTGAATCGAATAACACGATAAACAAAAGTAGGATCAGTCAAGTCACCCTGAATAAATTCATGTGCTTGTGTTTCGGAGAACTCTGGACGTTTAAGATCAACACCACGCACCCAATATCCTTCAGAACGCAGGCGTTTCACCATATGACTTCCAATAAATCCACCAGCACCAAGTACAAGTGCTGTCTTCTTAAATTCACTCATGATAAATTCGCTTTGTACAAATTAATAACCTCTTCTATATATTCTAGCATAAGATCAGTGATAACAGGAGAGCATCCAACAAAAAATACATTATCCAAAACTTTCATTGCGTTTGGATAGTTGAATGCAGACTCTAAATGTCGATATGCAGGATGTATCAAAAGATTTCCTGCAAAATAATTTCTGGTTTGAATCTTGTTCTTTTCTAAAAACTGAACAAGTTCAGTTTTATCTCCATCACAAATAATAGGAACACCAAACCAACTCGTCTCAGCATTAGGATGTTCATTAACAACACGAACTCCAGGAATGCTTTCAAAGATCTTATGAAGTCTTTCTTTATTAGATCTACGCTTCGCATGAATCTCATCAAACTTCTTGAGTTGAACAGATCCAATAGAACCAAGCATATCAATAGGTTTCAAGTTATAACCAACCTGACCAAAGACATACTTATGATCAACGATCTTATCATATCCAGTAAGCCACTTATCAAATCGCTTACCACAAGTTCCACAACTCAAAAGATTCTGAGATCCTACACAATAACAATCTCTACCCCACCAAGAAAAACTACGAGCAAGATCAACTATCTCCTTATTATTAGAAGAGACCATTCCACCCTCAATCGTAGTAATATGGTGAGCAGGATAAAAGGAGCACGATGCAGCAACAGCATGATCCGTTAGGTAATTACCCCTCCACTTACTCCCAAGACTGTCACAGTTATCTGCGATAAATTCTAGTCCATAGTGGTCACAGATATTGAGAATATCATCATAGTTATATGGATTAGCAAGAACTGGAGATGAGAACAATGCCTTTGTTCTTGGAGTAATCTTATTATAAATTTCATCAATATCCCAGTTAAGATCAGAATAATCAATATCAACAAAGACTGGTTTCAATCCATTCTGAATAATAGGATTCAGCGTTGTAGGGAATCCACAGACAGATACAATAATTTCATCACCATCAACCCACCCAAAGTATTTCTTGAGTGCTGCAATCATCACTAGATTCGCAGAAGAACCTGAGTTGACCATAACAGAATGTCCAAAATTAAACTTCTTAGAAAACTCTAATTCAAACTTGTTTACGTTCTCACCAGAAGATAACCACTTTCCTGTAAGGAAAGTTTTCATAGCAACTTCTATTTCTTGATTGTCCCAGTAAGGACCAGAGTAAAAAATATTATTCTCTCCCTTCACATAGTCTTTATTATAAAGATATGGGAAAAAGTTTTCTTCTGTCTCAAAAAGATTATCAATAAATCCTTTAATCTGTTCTTTCATTTCAGTTTACAATGTATGAAAAATTTTCTTTTAGGCAACCTTGCCAAGCCAGTTGGAATACTCGTTCAAACCAGTGTGCTTCAACAGGATTATTATTATAATCAGTATAGTTCATAATCTTCTTGTAGAAGTTCCTACTATACTTCAAGATGCAGTTTTTGGGAACAGCATAATTTGCTCCTGGAGCAAATGCAACAAACTTGGGAATGTCAGAATCCTCAATATCAAAAAGATCATGTAAGAATGCCCTAAAGGTAGGAATCCTAGAATGAATCTTCATGTTCTTAATATGATCTTTACCAAAAAAATAATCAGGTCCATTGTCATACCATTCCATGGGATGAGAGAACCATTGATCATTAATGATGTTTGGAAAGAAATTCTGAGCAACACTTCCTCGATCAAGAGGAACAAACCAATTGGATTGCAGTGCGTATATAAACCTTTCTTCTGTAGTATATTTTTTCTGTAGCAGATTTCCTTTGACATGAATCATCATGTCAGGAAGATTATCATAATGATCTACAATAAATCTACCAATATCATATGGATTAGATCCAACATTGGGTGAAGGAATAACTTTACCAAGATGTTCAATATCTACCTTACCATCAAAATCATCAGGAGTTCTATCATAGATCAAGGTATTACTTGGTGAAAATCCATAACCATATGTCATCTTCAGCCACTCAAGATCATGATTGGCATGATTACTTACTACAAGCGTTTTTGTTATCATAAACTCAATATACTTATGTTTATTCTATCACATCACAAAGAGTTTGCAAACCATGGTAGAAACTCATCTCACATGAGAATCCAAGATTCTGCAACTTCTCAATATTTAGTGTCATATTCTTGACCTGAATGTGTTTTTGATTATCAGGCATTGGTACATCAATTAGTTCACTTTTACTTCCAAGAATATCTCTAGCAGTTGTGATAATAGATCTAAAAGATTGAGAAGTTCCAGAAGCAATATTATAGATCTCGTTTACTTCTCCATTTTCGATAACCAGATCAATGGCCCTACAGACATCATTGACTGACATATAATCCTTGAGATAGTCTCCTCCATCAAACAACTTGATTGGTTCGTTCTTCTTAAGAAGACTAATCATATATCCAAGAACATTCTTGCCTGGAGTAACTGTCTTATCTAAACCATATACGTTACCAATTCTTAGAATTCTATATTTAATTCCAAAAGTCTTACAATATGAAATCAAAAGTTGTTCTGCAGTTCGTTTTGTGATGGAATAAAATCCTGTTGGATTACAACTATACCATTCTTTATAATCAAGAACGTCATTTCCATACACAAATCCAGAACTAATAAAATTAAAAATGACATCCTTGTCTCTACAGTTAGATAGGATGTCAACAAATAAACTTAGATTGGTATCAATATCAACGTGGAGATCTTTGAATATATTTTGATTTGTTGTTGTACTAATAAAATACAAAACTTCTTTTGAATCAAAGTTTCTATCTTCTCTAGGAATCCTGACAATTTTATCTGGAAATAACTCACAGAAAGTATTACCAATATATCCTGTAGATCCAAAGACAGATAAGTTACTCATAGTTCACTTCTCTTTTCAATAAAATTTAGAACTTCATTATCACCTTGTTGCTCTTCAGATGGTGCAAACAGAGCTCTGTACCTTTCTTCAGTTTCCTCTTCAGGATCATCCAAATAGTACATTGCAATAGTTTTTCTGAACCTATCTTCAGGACAGTTTATTGGGGTAGGAAGTCCGTGCCAATATGGAGCAACAGTATCAAAGACAACAGCACGATTGAACAAACATTCAATCTCTACGACTTTATCTTTTGGTTTGTTTTTTTCTGGATCATTGGACCAGAGTTCTAAAGCTCCACCCCATTCAGGATTCCAATCTTGAGAAAGAAAAATAATCAGATTAAGTCGTCTTCTGAGTTTCAATTTTGGATGAATGGAATAGTCTTTATGCAGATTAAGTTTACCATCTTTCTTATGGATATGATACCCACCACCATGCAGTCCATAATCTGGATACAATTTCTCTATACCCATCAACTCCTGCATACAACTAGTAAATGATGGAGTACAGCAATGAAAAAAAGTCTGGTAACTTACAGGACCAAACTTAGACCATGAAGGTGTTAGTTTTTTATTCTCTACTGGGTTATCATAATTTACCCAAAAGTCAGAATAATAATCTGGAAATTCGTTAGATATTTTCTTTGCAGTTTCTTCATCCAGAAAATTATCTATTACTTTGTAAAAGTTACCCATATGGATAATCTACTAATCGTGTACCGCCATCATTGGAATATTGTTTTACTTCATGACCAAAAAAGTATGGAGGTCTGTCGTACATTTCAGAACTATGAACTTGATCTAAAAGTCCCTTGTCCCTAACAGAAGAATACCATACATGTTCTAAATTTGGCTGAGAATCATATCTAGGAAGTTCATCAAAAGATAAAGTCTCATGAAAAAAGCCAATATCAAAGAAGCAGAGATGAACTCCCAACGTAATATCATTTCCCCACTTACCAGTGACTAATTTTTTACCAGTGTTTTTTGCTTTTTGAATTACATCAGCAAAATCAAAATCCGGTTGATTGTCATAACAAACCTTGAGAACATACTTAATTCTCTTTGGTAGAAGTTTCAATGCATTATGTATGGAAGTAAGTTCAGCCACACTATGAGGTCTATTCCTTTCAGGAATTCCATCCACAGAAAAACTATTGTCACAGTCATAAACAAACAAATGACAATAGTTTTGAGTTTCTATATCAATAGTAGAATGTGATGCTAGAACAACAAAATGTCCTGCCTCATACAAAGACTTACATAGAGTCTTTGTCATCAACCTCTTTTGCTTCTCTTCCTCAATAGTATTGGATCCACAATATGCAGGAACAATAACTGCAGTATCACTATTCATACTTATCACATTCAGTAAATGATTTTCCGTATTTATCTTTCTCCGAAAGGATAGGTGTCTCAAGGATATGCCAGTTAATATCCAGAGAATTCCAAAGAAGTGTTCTATCGTGCTTTGGATAATAAAAGTCTGTCGTCTTGTATGTGACATGTGCCACTTCACTCAGAGTATAGAATCCATGAGCAAATCCAGGAGGAACCCATAGTTGAAGTTCTGGTCTATTCAGTTCAATACCATACCACTCACCAAAAGTATCAGATGATTCTCTTAGATCAACAATAACATCATAAACAGTTCCCCTAATGCAACGAACAAGTTTTCCTTGAGGATGTTTAATCTGATAGTGGAGACCCCTTAGAACACCTCTATGAGACATAGAGTGATTATCCTGGACAAAATCATACCCAAGATCAAACTTCTTCTCATTAAAGGATTCTATGAAGAATCCTCTACTATCAATATACTTATCGACTTCAATTAGAAGTGCATCTTTCAATCCAATGTCAATAATTTTCATACCATTCAATCGTTTGTGCGAGACCATCATCTAAATTAAATCTAGGTTTCCAATTCAGTTCATTGGAAATTTTTTCAATACTAGTCGAGTACCTCCTGTCGTGACCAGGACGATCTTGTATATATTCTATCAGAGATTCATCTTTACCAAGTAAATTGATAATCTTTTTGACAAGATCTATATTCTTTACTTCACACTCCCCACCAATATTATACTTTTCTCCAACCTTACCCTTGTTTAAAACTTCAATTAGAGACTCACAATGGTCAGTAACAAACAACCAATCTCTAACTTGCTGTCCATCTCCATAAACAGGAACCTTTTTGTTCTGAATTAGATTCAGAATCGTTTGAGGAATCAACTTCTCCTTGTATTGTCTGGGACCATAATTGTTTGAGCAGTTAGTAATCACTGTAGGAAGACCATAAGTGTGATGAAAAGCATTTACAAAATGATCACTAGATGCTTTAGATGCAGAGTAAGGATTTCTTGGGTTGTAGATTGTTTCCTCAGTGAATGATCCATCTTCGATAGAACCATAGACTTCATCAGTTGAGACGTGTAAGAATTTCTCTACTTCATACTTCAGGGATTGTTGAAGAAGATTAACTGTACCAAGAACATTTGAATATACAAATGGACGACAATCTTTGATTGAATTATCAACATGACTTTCTGCAGCAAGGTGCATCACATATCTTGGAGCAAATTTTAAGAAAACACTACTAACAAAATCTTCGTCACAGATATCACCCTCATAAAGTTCAATACAAAATCTATTAGAATTCTTGGGCATGTTATTAACATCTGCTGCATAAGTTAAATTATCCAAACAAACTACATGACCATATACTTCAGATAGAGTATGTAAAAGATTGCTTCCAATAAATCCAGCACCACCCGTTACTAAAATTGTCATTTACCCATCACCATATGCATTTAAAAGTTCTGGAGAATATTGTTCTAATTCTCTGGGTTCCGGTTTTTCTTTCTTTTCCTTTTCCAAAGTATATACTCTGTCCCTAAGTTCCGTAGAAGAATATTTATGTTGTCTCTTATGATAATGAATTTCAATATCATTATCAATACAATACTGCTTTCCAGTAAAATCCCTATCATTATATTCTTCACTCAAGAATCTAATATCAATTCTCTGGGTTTTGATCATATTGATAAGATCTTCTTCTGTCTCATAAACAAGAATCTCATCAACATACTTACATCCCTGCAACTGCACATATCGCTCATAAACACTTTGCGTAGGTTTATTCTTAATACCAGGACGATCAATAGTTGGATCAACTTGCAGGGCTGCAATCAACCAATCACATAAATCCTTTTCCAATTTCAACATCGTCACATGCCCAGCATGAAACAAGTCGAAGGAACTACAGTTAAATCCAATTTTCATTATAATTATTAATCTGTTTAAATTATACTAAAAAAGGGTGGTTTATGCAACCACCCACATTAAATAAAAAGAGAATTTTTAAAGGGAAAGATTATTAAAATCAAGATTTAATCTTGCCGCTTTCAACTCATCAAGAAGATCTGTATATTTTGCTTCTAATGCTGAGATTCTAGCAGAATCTCCGCCCCCACTACATTGAGTATGTGCTTTTTTCTCCAATACTTTAAGTCTTTCTTCCACTTCAACATCATACTTTGACATCGCTGCACCACTTGCAGACTTTGCTGCTGTTCCTTTTGTTGACATAGTTTTAATTAATAAACTCAAAATATATTTAGTTTAATCTTGATAGAAAGATACTAGATTATACCTATAATCTTTACCAAAGGTAGGATAAGGACTATGGAAAAAATCTCCATTGTAAAAGACTACACTATTAAACTTTGTTTTGGCAATGTGATATAATTCCCATTCATGATTACCTTCAAAAGTTTTCCAGGGTTTAGTCTCTCTTGGAATATCCTCATCTTGCAACAACATTTTACCACGATTATCAAGCATTTTAAATGCTGGACAACCATGAAAATTGTAGAATCCTGTTCCACCTTTTGTATCTGTCAACCAAATCATACTAACCACATCAAAGTCATTATGTGGTCTCCAGTCATGATCTTTAGTCGGCATGTCTTTCCACATGATATTGCTAGAAGTGATCCAACTTTTAGGATTCAACTCTAGTCCAATCTCTTTACCTATATTGCAATATGCGAGAATCAAGTTTCGCAACTCAATAGGAGTAAACTGCTGTCTGGCACCATAAGTAATACCAGATAAAGCAGGAAACTTTTGTAGTAATGGTATTAATTTGTAGGGTCTTTTAAGAAAATTATCTACTGTATAATATCGCAAATGATCTGTGACCTTATGTTCAACAATCTCTAGGTTAGTGTTGACTTCTGATGCCTCATAGAGTTCATCACGATCAATCACAGTAAACTTCATAATAGACTTTTTTCACAAAGATCTTTCACGCCACCTCCACAGACTCAAGATCAATGGCAATTTGCTCCATCAAAATATCATAATCATCAAGAGGATCACCTGAGAAGACGACTCCAGTGTTCTCATAATAACGACGAACTTTTTTAAGAAGTTTTGGATTCTTCACATCTAGGAAGAAATCACCATTTACAGCACCACGAAGAGTTTGAATGTCTTTCTTGAACTTACTAGTCAGTGTCATTGCTTTGTTTGTTGACCTTGTTATTATAGTGTATTGGCAGCATCATGTCAATAGGGGTCGCGAGGATCGAACTCGCCTTATCCAAATTATGAGTTTGGTGCATTCACCAGATTGCTAGACCCCCCAATCACCAAAAGCACTCATGATGCTTCATTATTTTGTTCAGTGTAAATACGAATAATCTCATCATCACTGGCCATCATTAATACCTTATCTCCTGCATCATTTTCAACACCCAATGTTTCCCCATTTTCCACTCTCTCTACTAGCGACTCCCAGTTCCTTTGCCAATATTCCACGGAATAAATATGCATCTTGTGATTATGTATAATAGAATTATACACAAAAGAATACTATAGGTCAACCACTACTAATCAGTCTTTATTTGATATCCATTTACCCTTCTCTTTGTCATATTTTCTTACTTCACCAGGACGCAATCTATCTTTAGCAGACTCAATATCTTTCTTGAATTGCTTCCAATCCTTACCACTTCTAGATATTCTTCTCTTACCATACTTACTTTCTACTTTCTTCCTGGCAGTATCATCGGCATCTTTTTTATACCTTACAATCTTTTCAGCTGCGGATTGATTATCCCATTCAGTAAGAGAGTTAGACATTATACTCGTTTTTTATATATTTATCTGATGGCATAATTACTGATGCTGTTCCATCTTCTCTAATAACTCCAACCATCTCACCCTCTTCGGCTCTTTTGCAGAGTTTATCAAAGTTTTCTTCCCATTCTTTTTCTGTAAAGATTTTCATACTACTTCTTTCTCTCCAATAAGTTAGTTTTAATTTTTGTTAGATAATTATATAGTGGTTCAAACTTATATTCAATACTTGAATCCAATTTTACCGATATATCAAATTCACTAGTACCAACTAAAGTTCCAATAACATACGTTTGATAATATGGGACAAAATACTGAACAAGAATATCCAAATCAATAACACTTAAAAAATCTTCCTTCAATTCACAGTATCGTTTCTCACTAGGATGATCTCTATGTATTTTATAATAATTTTTCGCAAACCATTTCATCTCATTAAAAATTATATTTGAGTGGGTTTTAATATCTATAATTAAATTATTATAATAACAATGAGAAAATGAAGACAAAAGATTCTCTACAAATACTGCATTATATTCTGCAATATGATTCGGAGCAATAGCATAATCCCATTCAAGATTACCATTCATTGCACAAATGAAATGTGCAATATCATGACACGCTTTTGTTGGGGGTGGTTCTAAATTTTCTCTTATATCCTTCTTTCCGCAATAATATTCAATTATAGTAAAGACTTTTCCTTGATTCCAAGTCCAGTCTATAGACTTTATTAAACTCATTACTTATAGTTTTTGTCAAAAGGTTCCCAATGCTCCCATCCATATTTATGAACTGCCCATATTCCTAATATAGGAACAATTACCAGTAACATACACAAAAATCCAAGTGTTGTAGGTGTGGTTAATATGTATGCGGAAAAATGACTTAATTTATGTATCATGGGTTTCTTGGGTCAATCCCCAATTGTTTTAAATATTCAATCCACCAATCTTGATCTTTCATATATCTCCAATTAGGAACTTCCTTACCACGTTCTACAACATAGTATTGATATAAAGCATCATCGATAATCTGTGCGATCTCCATACTCTTCTTCCTCTTCATCAACGTCTGCATATGGGTCTGCCACAAATGGTCCTCGTTGTCGTAAAGATTCTTCTCTGACATAATTAGATTCAACATTAACGGCAGAAATCCACACAACAAGTTTCATTACTATAAAGATAATAACCAAAGGAAGAAAACATGCAATAAGAATTAATGGTTTCATTACCCCCTATATCTCACAGGCCATGTAACTCCCATCGCAGTAACAAGCAAAATTATAAATGCGAATACAAATAAAAGACTCATTTTACTCCAAAGTAATTTTTAACCATGGTAATAATGGTGGTATAGTACCTATTAATCTGAGGAGGCCTTCAGCAAATAATGCAAGAACAACCCAACCGACCAACATAGAAAGAATTCCAGCATTCCTATTGTGTTTTCTGATGGAATCATCAATCATCTCCTGTACTCTTTCTTCGTTCACATAATTGCTGGATCTAATTTCATTCATTCGGTACGTCATTTAGAAAATCTTCCATGGGATCAGATTCTCCCTTAACTATAGCACAAGCTCGAATATAAAAAAAGTTATCTGTGTTACCAGATTCTTCAAAACTTACTTTAATTTTTCTCCAATTTTCTAAAGTGTCACGATGCATAAGTAACAAATAAGCATATACAATTCTATTTAATCTAATGATTTGTTAGACAATATTAAATATTAGGAAACTATAACTGAGAATTTATCGAACATCAAAGTCTAATCTTTTAACTTTACGTTTACGTCTTTCCTCCTGATATACAAGATCACTACTTGAAAGAATATTTTTTTGCTGTTCTCTCTGGTTAGAGTTTATCATAACAACCTTTGACAAGTCAATCGCAGAAACTTTATCTGCAGTAACTGTCATCATATTGGGACAACCACAAACCTTTGTTTTAGTACTACTATGCAATTCTTTATTGCAATCCCTACATCTAACAATAATCATTTTATGTTTAATATTTAGAATAATGGGTTGCCTGAGGATCGAACTCAGGACCGGTCGGTTAAAAGCCGAATGCTCTACCTCTGAGCTAGCAACCCGAACATGATAAGGGGGGAAGCGGATGATCGGAATCGAACCGACGACATCTAACTTGGAAGGATAGCGTTCTACCGCTGAACTACATCCGCAAAACGTCAGTGTTAGCACTGACAGGCATCGAGATTATCAATACAGGCTCACTAGGAATCGAACCTAGAATAACTCTTTAGAAGAGAGTAGTTATATCCGTTTAACTATGAGCCCTTCCATTTCCATAAGATACGCCCAATCCTGTTATAGGATCAGGTTGTACA